TAGGATGGTCAACAGCATTTAAAGTTAAAATGTTCTTTGACTCTATAGGATTACCAATAATGTTAGATAAAGGTAAAAGTCCACAATCTAGCAAATTACCAGCTGATGCAGAACAAAGACTGATAGGTAAAGAGTTTCTAAGATTAACATACATTTCTACTAAAACTAAACGTGATGGTGGACAGTTATGGAAAGATTGGCAAGAAACTAGAATGCCTAACTATGAAGTAAGTAAATTCAAAGCAGAGTTTAAAGATTCAGTAGGTAAAAACTATGTTAAGGATTTTAAATCTTCAGAAGAGTCATCAGAAAGTGATAGCCCTTGGTCAAGTGATGATCAATTCAATGGAATACCAACTTAATGACAACTAAAGGAATAATTCTTAAATATCTTAATTATAGAATAAATCAAGGAGTTCCAGTAATATCTTCAGTACATATTGAAACACGCTTACCAGAATATGGTAAATTATTTCATAATACTAGTAGATTACCTTCGGCTTATTCTAGAACATGGCGTAAGATAAGAGAGAATAAAGAATATAATGAAATAGGTGTCATTGATTTGAAAGAAATATCTAATCAAAATAAGACAAAAACATGGCAGATAATAACGTAAAATACGTAGAATTAGCAATAGGTTCTGTATCTAACAGAGCCTATGCTATTCGCCCAGAACATATAACTAAGTACATAAAACCTAATCAAGAGCTATATCGTAGTTTATTTATATTAGATAAAAGCGCATTTGAACATTTTAGAGACAAAGGATCTATAAAGTCTTATAAAGGTACATATGCATTAAATACTGTTATATTTGATATAGATAGAGGTAAAAAGACTGGTCAAGATACTAAACAAAGAGCATTGTCATTTTATGAAACATTGCTTGAACAAGGTTTAGAAGATGATCAAATACATATATGGTTTAGCGGTAGAGGTTTTCACATAGAAATACCAAATCTTTATGGTTTTGTACCAAGTGAAAACTTACCTTATCAAGCAAAGATGACAATAGATAGTCATTTTGGTAAACTTGTTGACAATATATATGATAAAGGTAGATTAATTCGTGTTGGCTACACAATAAATATGAAAAGTGAGCTATACAAATTACCATTATCATGGAAAATGTTAAACGATATGACATATCTAGAAATATGTGAATATTGTCAAACTCAAAAACAAGATTACAACCATAAACCTTTTGATGAAAATCAAATAACAATATGGGAAGATAAAGTTCTTGATGTTAAAGAGTTTAAAGAAGAAAATAACGCTGATGTATCTAACACTAATCTAAATGCACATGTAACTTGTGTGCAAAAGATGTGGAAATCAGATAAAGAAGGTGAAAGACATATAACACTGCTTAGAATGGCTAATGGTTGGCGTAGAATGGGCATTCAAAAAGAAGGTGCTATAAAAATGTCTGAATATAATATACCTTCATTAGATCATAACGAAATTCTTAAAATTATAGACGATGTATATGCTTGGGAACACAATGGTTATAGTTGTAGTGATACAATTATGGAAAAATATTGTGATCCAATATGCAAGTTTTATAAGAATAAA